ACGAGTTCACCATTTTCTACCTGCCCCTTGACAGACATAATTTTATCCTGAACAAGGAATTGATATTCTTTTCCTGACATCAGATGCTCGCCTAATGAATCAAAGACAGCGTTTCTGCCTTGAGCGTTCTTGTCGTTCACTCCATCATCTCCCAATCTTTTTCATGAGCAACCCACAGCGTATTGTATTCTGTTTCAGATACCCATACACAACGAGAGAACGAGAAGTGTTCAGCCGCTGGATAGCCCCATTCGTTTTTCAGTTCAGATGGTATGTCATTACTCCATACCTCATTTCTTTTTCTTCTGCTAATTATTTTTTCAGACATATTTTTTCACCTCCACTATTATTATAATAATGGAATAAGGAGGCGTTCCGAGGAATTGAACCTCGCCTTCTGCCAAACCAAAGACAGCGTATCTCCTTGATACTTGAACCCCTGTTAGGTGTCCCGACGGGTGAATTCTGCAAACCTGACATGAGAAAAAATACACAAATGAGGAAAAATTTGGGGTATTGGTCTGCATCATTATTCACCGTTTGCCGGAACATTTACAGTTATTTACTACTACTATATAAGTCTTTAGCGGGGGAGACCTGAATCTGTATTAGTGCTCGTGCGGTCTGCTAAAACTATAAATACTATTACTATTTAACTGATTCATGGCGACCCAAATATTAATCAGGAATAGTAAAGAATCTTTGCTCTTATTGGAGAAATGTAAAGAGCAACACGGTATTGAGCATGTCAGCATGTTTGTTAAAGCAGATACTACCCTTGCAGTTATTCTCAAGATAGATGATTTACTGGATAAACGCAAAAGTCAGTTATCAGATTTACATTACGGCAATGCCAGAGTCTGGCATTGGGAATTACATGCAGACCATAGAGGTATATCTTCTATTTGGCTTGATAACTGCTCATGGAATGAAGAGAAAGAAACAGATGAATCATCTAAAGCAGAAAAACATCTGGAAGCATTCTTAAAAGATGAGCAGCAGGAAGAAGAGTGATTTTGGTTTATAGTAAAAACCTGTAAAATATGGCGGCTCACAGATACCGCATATATCATGTATAATCAAAGACAGGGGGAGTGCTGTTAAAACCTTATATAGTAGTGCTAACATGCTGATAACATGGGAAAAGAAAATAGACCAGATTCCGAATACCACTTATACAGGTATGTGGAGTTAACAAATTTAGAAGCAGGAACAGTAGATGATGAATACGGCAGGTATGAATGGGCTATGTCTGGTATCTGGGGGTATAAGAACCCAGCAACTGAAGACATAATACAAATTCAGGAAGGAGAATTATCTGATAGACTATATCAGCATTGGCTGGATAGTTATAATTTGAAAGACAGGGACTTACAGATGGGTGCTGAAGTATGGCTCAGGGACACCCTCATGGCTCAGTTCTTTCAGGTAGAATGGTTCAAGGCATTCCAGCGTTCAACTGTTGGATTTATGCCTAAATCAGATTATGATTTTACAAGAGGCACAGGTAGTTATTATACTGTTCCAAAGGATTTATTACAGGCACTAAGAGGACACCAATTCTTAGACCAGCATGACGAGGAATTGGTGGGCTAAAACTGATGAAAAGATATACCTGCCCTTTCTGTAAGCAGGAATTTTGGTCTATCCTTCATGCAGAAGGACACAGATGCCTGTCAAAGTCTATTGATTGGGAGACCTCTTGGAATGACGAGCAGCAGGAATAGGCTCTTTTTTGGTTTTATAGCGCAGTCTCTACGAGGCGTCTCCTCGCAGAAATTGCATATATCATGTATCTGTAATCATGTGGGGAGACCTGTTAAAAATTTATATATTAGTGTGTATATCAGTTAATATGCGAAAAACATCAGCATTTGAATTGAAAGGGTGGATAGCAGCACTTGCTCATACCTTTTTTGAAGAAATACCAGAAGAAGAGCAAAGTCCAGAAATGGCCAGACGGTTCCTGACATTGAGCCTGGAAAACGGAAAAACCATTGCAGACATAATCAGGGAAAGCAACTACGAGCCTGAATGGGCTGATAAGATTGAAAGGCTTGCAGACCTTATCTGTTAAAAGTTTATATATGACTTATGTTTTGCTGAATATGATGGAAAATACACAAAAATCTGCTAAATTGTCGTGGATTAATCTATCTGAACTGGATATACCTGGCGAATTCCTTATAGAATCTCGTGTTATCTGTGGCCAGATTTCCCTGACAATAGCAACCGATAAAAGCCTGCATGACCTGATAACTGGTAAAGATATTAGGGAACGACCTGTAATACCTGACTTAGTCTGGTTCAATCTTTGGGGGGGGAGACCTGATGGTAATTGAAGATGAACCTTTGGAGGAATACCTGCAACATCTGGGAATAGAATATATCCCTGAATTGTATCGTCAAAAACTGATTGTTCTGATGAATCTCGATGAAGAAGGTTGCACCTCGTCATACCTCGAATGGCCTGATGTGCTGAAGATGGGTATATCTGAAATTGCTGAAATAATAGCATATCAAAAACTGCTTTGTCTGCGATTAAATCACCAAGAGGATTATGCTGTCCTGAATGACCTCAAATTCTTCATCGGCCTGCGAAATGCTATCCCGCACCCTGTTGGTGGCTCATCAACTGGATTTGGAAGATACAAAAGCAGGAAAGTCCTGAAGTGGGGTGATGCCTGATGGCTGCTGATTTCAAAATAGAAATAGAAAGTCTGGGACACACTCATGTGCAGCGTAGTCCTGATACTATGGAATCTGTTGAATGGTTTAGCCTGAAGATAGGAGGCGAACCTGTGATTACCGATGCTGGAGACGGCTTCTGCATACACGAAATTGCCTCAATATTGCTCAACAAACTCGGACACCCTATGTTTCCTCATTATGCTGAATGTAATTGTGGCGAGGTGAAGTCTGATGCCTGATGTATGCCCGACTTCCTGCATTATTTGTGCTACTACCTCCGATACCTGCATCTGCGGTGTTGAAGTTGATGGAACAGGATTTTGCAGAGAACGCTCTTGTATGCTGTATGTAGGTAATTTCTGTAAGACCTGCGGTGGGAACAATCAGGCTGCTGCTAAGAAATTTGTTCCGATTGCTGTATTTGCCTGCGAATGCGATATCTGATACTTAAAGTTATGGAGGAATGGTCTGATTGCTGAATCAAAGAAAGGTGCTGTTTTTGAGGTTATATGAGAATGTAGCAGCAGCATCTGTGGTATATTATTTTATATGGGAGGTCTGATATATAGTTTTCTACAGGAAATGAATCAATTTCTGTTTTTACTGCACCAAAATACCTACCAGCCATTCCAGCATTTTTTTTCCTGCCCTGAAAATCTGACCTCAATATAGGAGTGCTGCTTGAGAAAACGCTATTATGCCGCCAGCGGAGACCTCTTAAACACTTATATAGTAGAATGCAATAACTGATTCATGGCGGAAATAATGACAGGTAGCAAAGCACCGATACCATCAGGGGCATTCAGCCCACGCCAGGTCAATCTGACTAAAGAAGTCCACGACCAGCGGTGCAGGAGGTGCCTCGTATGACAAGTAAAACAGGAACTGCTTCCTCAAATACCTCATTTGATGAAGCCCAGCAAAAGACTATTACAGATACTGTAAACAAGCAACGACGACTGATTGAACTGTACCAGATGAAACACTATACATCTGGCGACATAACATCACAGCAATGTGCAGATTTGGTAGTAAGCAGCCAGGGAATCGTTGACCTGATAATGAATGACCAAGCAGCACACGCTCACAAGACTGTGCGTGCTGCAATGAATCTATCTGGATTCATCATGGCTATCCAGAAGATAGGCCAGGACATTACTGAAAAGGAAAACCTTTCAGCAAAGGCTGCCAAAGCAAAGAAACCTGCTTCTAAGAAAACAGCAAAGACTGTTGCAAAGAAGTAAGTTCTGGACATCCAGATGCTTTTATGAACTGATATAATCTGCGGATTATAACTGCCCCTCCAGGTCTTTCGGGGCCTGGGGGGGCCTCTTTTGTTTTTATCCCTGCGAAATGCAGCAGCAGGATTTGCAGATTTTTTTGTTTTTATCTCCCGCTGCGGAGACCTGGCTGCCAGCAGCACCTAACCTATACACCAGAGGAGGTCTGTTAAAAGTTTATATAGTAGTAAGATTATGCTGATTCATGGGGAAAAATACCATATCTGGAAATATCTTCCGCAATGTCATGGCCAGCCAATGCCTGACTTGTGGTGGATTTACTGGCCTGCATGTGAAAGACAACGAGGGATTGCTGATGCCTTGCCGATGCGGGGGTGCCTGAATATGCAGATTTGTGTAGACCTGTTCTGCGAATGCGGAATTAAAATGGTCGCCCTGATGGGTTCTCGATGGGTCTGTCCTTCCTGCAATAAGGCTTTCCAATCCCAGGTTCCTGTAAACAAGAACAATGGCCAGCTTCGCCCTGACCAAGTTGAATCCGTCCTGTGGTTCCTCGAAACACTACATCAGGAAAAGCCTGCCGACCACCGAAGACGAGGGCTTTGAGCAGCAGCCTGCGTGTTGTTTTAGTTTTGTTCTGCAAGGACAGGCGGCAGCAGCACCCAGGTTTTATTTCTTTTAATGGTGGAGACCTGCCCAGCAGCACCTGCAGGTTTTTTTGTTTTAATCCTCGGAGACCTGTGCTCCAGCAGGTCCCAGGATTTTTTTTGTTTTTTTTCAGATCTCATCTGCTGCTGCAGATCTGCAGTATAATTATGTAAATAAAAAAAAGGGAAGCCATAGGGGGCGAACCCCCCATGACTTCATTACGACCCCCTATCATGTCGGATTATGGGTTATGACTTAAGAACCGCCCGCACATACTACACAATTGTAGTATGGGTGTGTCATATCTTCCGGTTCGGGGTCGCCATTGATGCCCCCGCACCCTTCACATACATGACCATCGGGTATTCCCAAATGTTCGTTGTGGTTGATGTGATTGAATCCCGCTTGTAATTCATTCAACATGAATCGGTTATCAATATCTATTGCATGTTGATACAACCGTATCCATTCTTCTAACAACCATCGGCCACCAACACAAGTACCATAGAAACAATTATTCCCTAACATTTCCCAAATGTGTAAAGGTGTATGCTTTCCGCAACCTTCGCACCCTATGGTATTTCCGCATGATGAAGGGTCTTTAATCCACCATCGGTTATCTTGTGTTCGTTCTTCAATTGAACCGTATGCCTTGTTGTGTGCGTATCGTGCAAACAATACCAACACTAACAAAACACAAAGCCCAATCATTGCTTCACCTTCTATTACTATATCCTTCATAGCCTATGGTTGGGAAGGGGGCATAACCCCCGACCCAATCCACCCATTTAGGATTTGACCAATACGGCCACGACTTCATTAGAAGCCCTAAAGCCACCGTAGCAACGACGGCATAACTTTAGGTCAATGATTGACCCATCAATCATTTGTATATCTAACGAAACCAATTCCGATACAAAGGTTTCACAACCTATGCAATAATCATTTACGCTTACCATATATGGGGCGTAGGCACTTCATGAAGTGGCTACACCTATCCATTAGGTGGGGGGATTCACCCACCCCCCGTTGATAGTTGGTCTATCGGGTCATATTTGTGGCTATATGATGCCGTATTGGTGTCGTCAATACTTCGCCCATCTATTCTATCCGGCATGGGTCGCCTACTTGGTGCAATGTGTAGCCCCCGTTGCTTATGAACGGCTTAGGTCTATCGTAGCACCCGCCTTGTATTATACACAAGTCGTTAATGGGGTGTGTGCCTATTGTATTCAATCAAAAGTCTTTAAGCAATTCTTGAAGCATAGGAATGTAGCCCGTTGCGGTCATCTTTGACTTACTTGTCAATTCGTCAAGGTCGTTGTTATCCGACTTTGCAATTGCTTCGTAAGCATTAACCCAAACGATGGTTCCTTCAAGCATAGTAATCAACCCTTCAATTGCTTCCTTTGTATGGTAGCACTTACCCATTTGGTGGGCGGTGATGTAATCTTGAACGCATCGAATGACTTTGTTTAGACCGTTAGCGACACCCATAGCACAAAAACCACGCTTAGACACTTTACCGTTATAGTATTGTGTTTTTGGCGGTGTTTTCAAAACGCTTGTTTGACTTTCCGTTTTCTTTGTCATTGTAATACCCCTTTACATTTTTATTCGTTATCACCCGTATTTATTTCGGCTTAGGTTTATTCGCCTATCGTCTAACCTTCATCATCGGGAAGGTTTATGGGTATTGTTAGTGATTTTTCTATGGCTTCGCCCATAGGTCGGTTTCTTACCGATTTTGTAGCGTTCCTACACCTATACGAACCCAATCACCTTTTTAACGCTTTCGCCCCTTAACACCACCGTAGCATTCGCTATTATAGCCATACTTTTCACCGGACACCGGTAGGAAGTCGCCCCCCCGCCCCCACCCATTGGGGACAAACCACCCTATTCATTCGCATATATAAGCGATTTGCATATACACTTATATACTATGACAAAAAAATTGATTTTTTCTATCAACCTAACGCCCACCACTCCGCATTTTACACGAAAAAAATTTTCTCAAAAAAAATTTATAAACCGTTAAAAAATGGGAATTTTCCGCCAGGTTTTGACGAAACATTAGAATTTTGCCAGTTGTCGAGCGTGGTCGTAGCCATGCTAAATGACTCGTGTTTGCTCGGCATAATGAATTGGTCTATCGCATGAGCGAAGGCCATAACCATGTCATTGTGTTTTCCTAAGTCCACAATGTCGCCATTTTTCCAAGCATGACTTTCTAATTCTTCTAAGAATGGTCTGACAACCCTGCGAGTTGCTTCATCTCCAAAGGGTAAAATGATTCTGCCTTGTTCAAACCATGCTCTAAGTCTGTTCATCAGCCCTTGCTTTAGGGATTTATTGCTTGCTTTTGACGGTTTGTAGTCAATAGTAACTCCTTTTTGCATAAGTATTGCATTATACAACCTTTGAAACCCTACATCTTCAATTGCGATAGGAGGCATTTGATACCTTTCATTGTATTGTGCTATCACATCTACCTGTTTTTCAGGTGGAAAGTCATTTCTTCTCCAAATATCAACGAGGTAAATGTAGCCATCTGAGTCTTGCCTCAACACTACAAGTACTGAATAGTCTTTACCTAACCCATGTGAAGGGTCAAAGCCAATTACATACTTACCTTGATGAAACTTCTCCTTTTCTAAATACAACTCCATATCCATATTTTGACGAGTTATGTGTCTTGGGAATACTTGTGAATCTTCATCAATAACCCTACAAAGATATTCTTGAGTAAATTCTAATTCTTGCATTGCTTCTTTTTGTTCAAGGATAAATTCTATTGGTCTATGTTCAGGCCAAAGGCATTCTGGCTTAACATTATCGGGGTCTGCTTTGTATTCATCATAATTCTTTATTGCAGACCATACTCCAGATTTCCAAACCTTATTACCCAACATTTCAGTATGGTAAATATCAGTCATAGACATAGGAGTCCCTACACAATATAGGCTGGTTCCTGGAGAAAGCATAGGAGTAACAACCTTTCTAAGCCAACCTCTTACATTATCCATTGACATATCGCCCATATCCATAAGAACATCGTCAAGAGCAATACAGGCAGGGTGTTCACCACGAATAGCAGAACCAACAGATGTGGCTCTTATCCATGCGCCATTGGTAAAAAACAATTCATATTTACCACCACGCTTGGTATCAAGATACTTTGACAATTCTTTATGCTTAAGTATATCTTCTCTTATTTCTTGTAAACGCCTTGAAGCAGTATCTCTGCTTGCGGAAAACAACCAACAAGTAAAGGGTTTATTACGCCACTTTAGGAAAAGGGCATGATGTAGTAATACGATACGAAGTGTAGTGGATTTAGAGTGGTCTCTGGGTGCAATGATGCAAGTTCTGTGAACCTGTGCATCTTTTCTATCAGTATACAAATCAACCCATTCACCGATATGATTTCCCCATGTATAACCTAACCATTCATAAAAATACTTAATATCGTTTTTTGACCTCAAAAGGCTCATACGAGTGGTATCAATACGCAAGGGGCATCAATCCTCCTTCTTTATTACAGTGAGGACATAATCCAGCCATAGCCTTTTCAGAAGTCATAATGTTTGTAGCAAAACCACAAAACTTACAATATACCTTTTCACAAAACCTATGCGCTGTCATCTCTTACCACCCGTAAATACCCACAATAAATTGAAATTCCATTCTTTTTTGACCTGCATGCTGTTGTAGCATATATCCCTCGCTTACCACAATTCATACATTCACGCAAACAAGTCCTATTTCCCATCAATGTCCCTCCACCGGAGAGAACAAACTGCAAATCAGCCCTTCTTCTTTGTCAATCATGTAGCCAGATAAACCTGCTTTTGACATTGTATAGCCAGCCCTTGCATGGTATCTGTCATGACCTGCAAGAGAAGCCAATTGAATAATAAGAGTACCAGCACTTTCTTTGACAGTTTGATGGTGTAAGTGTCCGTGAAACCAATAATGGTTGTCGGTGTTGCCCCATTCTTGTCTTGCTTCATTAGCCATAAGTGCAGGTAATTTGTTCATTCCTTTATCGCCATGAGTCAAACCTATCAAATTGTTGCCGTAAGTCATGTATTGTCTTGGGTATGGCGAAACTACGATATTTACATCATCAACATTTCTGTAATATGCGTCAAGATACATAATAAGAGCCAAAGCAGACATTCTATCGTGGTTTCCAGCCATGTTGTATATTTCAACAGGTGCTACTTGTCTAAGCAATTCTATGTGTTCAACAGCCAATTCACAACCACTTTTAAGGATTTGGGCTGGTGTCCCGCACATATCTTGCGGAGTACCCTTTGTAGTTGTTCCTAAGTCGTTATCTACATGAAACCAATCGCTACCAGTACCTAAAATAATCTTTTCAGGTTGGTATGGTAGTCTTGAAACAAGGTCTTGAGTTCTATCCATTAATCTTCTTTTTGCTTCATCGAAGTTATATGTTTCTCCTACTTCATCTTCCCAACCGTATTTGCCCCAATGAAAGTCAGTTGCCGATACAACAAGAGCATAAGGCTTTTCGCCATCAGTTAATTCTAAGCGAATAGGTGAAGCAGGTGCTTCAGGTATAAGGTTTAGGAATTCTTCTATTAAGTGGTCGTTAAGATTTCGCCACTTTGCAGCATCTTTTTCAAGGTCTTTCCAGCGAGCCTGTTCAAACTTTTCAAACAATTCCTTCTTTCTCCAATGGATTAGGTCATTTACCATTTCATCGGTATCTTTCTCTGCAAATTCTTCATCTGTAAATGGAGACATATCGTGAGTCCAACCATGTCTTTTTCGGTATTCTTCCAGCCAGGGTCGAGGCATAGCATACTTTCTGCACATTTCATTGATTGTTAGTGCGTCAGTCGCCATGTTAGAATAGTCAGCCTTCATTTGTCGGTGAACATCACCTTCTATTTGCACCACTTGGTCAGCTGCACGAAGGAAGGTAAAGTAAATATCTTCATCTTTATTGTAGTAATATGCGTCAGTTGAATACATACGAGTGGTAGGTGCTGCTACAACTTGTGGATTTATTGCGCTATTACCCTTCTGCCACCTTGTAGTAGCCATTTCCCAGCCCTTAACGGACTTTATAGGGTAAAGATTGTGTAGGTGTCGTGCGAATGCAAGTCTTGACATTGTAGCCAATAAGTGTGATTCTTTTTCAATTAGGTCATAACCCGTTCCTGGAGATGGTCGCTTAGACTTCTTATTGTTCATTACTCCGAACAAACAGTCAATTACCTATAAATGCACCCCCTATTGAATAATTATTTTTATGCTTGGGTGAGAAAAATAAAGGCAACACAGCGCCAATCTTTATTTATTTTTATTAATTTTAAGGGGTTTGGGGTCTCCCATAGCCAAATTTATTTGTATTTGTCCGATTGTGTGAAGTATGGACTTTTCCCACATACCAATTCCGTATGAAGAGTTCGGCAAGTGGGCTATACTACTTATCACTTTAGAGATAATATTCTGGGTCTTTATTGGCTCTAAGAGTATTAAACTCTTCAACAACCTTATAGGAAAAAATAAAAAATAAACACTTATACCGAGCTGTCATGCGTTTATTTCTTTCCGTAAAACGAGTGAAAGAATAAAAAGAATTACGGAACACTTAAAGGTGCTGTGAGACTGAAAACGCACTATGGGTATTTTTGACAGGTTTCTTGGAAAATCCGACAAAAAAGTTGAAAAAACAGCAGAAATTGTTCAAATTCCCATAGATTCACAAATTCCTTCGCCATTTAGTGCTTCTATCAAAGATATTTTGACTGAAACCGAGGCAATGAGGACACAAGGCTACAAACAATACGGTTCAACCTATGATACTGAATTTGATTTGTATGACGATATGCTAAGACTTGACCCAGAATTGAATGGCGCAGTCAGGGCTGTCAGCCTTACAGGCAATAAATACAAAATTGACTATTCAAAAGCCAAGAATCAAAGGATTCGTATGTGCGTTGAAGAATTTGTTGATAACATTGACTTTGATGATTTTATCATAAACACAATGCGAAACCTTATTGTCTATGGTAATTCAATAGATAAAATTGTAGGAAGGGCAGGAACGGGTATTACTGACCTACAAAGCATACCTATCACACAAATTACTATTGTTGATTCAAGACCAAACTCTGCAAAAAGTCCAAGAGCATACGGTAAAGATGACCCAATAATGAAAGCAATAACATATCGCTTTAGAGAAATGCAACAAGGCGAATTAGAAATACCAGCAGATGAAATATCGCACATAAAAATTGACTACCGTTCTAATTGGTGGAGGGATAGATTAGACAGATGGACTTATGGTGTATGGGGTGCTTCCCGATTTAGCAGTTTGAAACAGGCAATTCGTGCTAAATACAACACCATGAACAACCGTATCGCTATTGAAGATAGCATGACAAAGCAGTTTATCAGCATTAATATGAAGGCTGTTGAACATATTACTGACCCAAGAGAGCAAAGGGAAAGGTTATCGCACATTATGACTGAAGTTGGTAAATTGTTGGAGAATCTTCGTGCTGACCAAATCCCAATTTTGCCTGATTATGTTCAAATAAACCAAATGGATATGAAAAATGTCCCAGATAATAGTAAATTCCTTGATATGATTAATAGCGATATTTCTGCTGTTCTTCAGGTGCCTCGTGTTGCTGCTGGTCAAGAATCGGGTTCAACTTTTGCTGCAACATTTAATGCTAATATGTGGTCTATGCAAGCAATAGCAAGATTACAAGAAGTTGTTGTTCAAGCAATACACAAACTTTGGTTGCATCATTGTGAAATGAAAGGTGTTGTAGCAACAAAGAAAGACTTACCTGAATTATACTTTGAACCTGTTGATGAAGAAAACAACTACCAAGAATACCAAAGGGTGTCTTTGGGCTACCGTGATGGTGTTATTACAAGAAATGAAGCAAGAGAAATTCTTGGATTTGCACCTGTCGCAGACGGGTCAGACTTTAAAGAAGGTAAGAAACTATCCGAAAGACCTTTAAGTCCTCGTCCTCAACAACAAATCAACGAAGGAGATAAAGGAGGCACTTCAGATGAGTAAAAAAGATACCTTTAACGACAGAATGGTAAAAAGAACTGTTATACCTTCTATTTATCTATGGCTTCTTGCTTGTGGCGCAGTAGTAGGTATGGGTATTCTACACCCAGATGTTGTCCTTGCTAACCTTGATGGATTTATTGCTCTTATTGCTATTATTGGGGGTACTGCTGCTCCTGCCCTACAAACCGTATTGCGTATGTGGGAATCAGAACAAAGTCAAGAAGTTGATAATATACCAACAGACTTAGACCACGATAGACAAAGAGATGCTGCTCAAAAAGAACACATGATACAATTAGAAAAGTTGGCTCAAAAACACAAGCATGAATTAGAAAAGTCTGCTCAGGCTCATGCACACGAATTGGCTTCTCTTAAGGCTGAATCTGCTGTCAAAAGACCAATAAAGAAGAAGGAGTGATACTATGACCCGATGCACACTTCTTGATGAATGGTTTGATGCAAAGTCAAAGAAAATAGAAGAAATAGAATCTGAAACAGGAATTTGCTTTGCGACAGGAAAAAAGAAGTGATATTATGCCAGAGCCAAAAAGCGGAGAATCCCAAGACGACTTTATGGATAGGTGCATGGGTGATGATAAAATGAATGATGAATTCGGTAATCCTAAGCAAAGAGCCGCTGTGTGCAATTCTTACTTTGAAAGAAAAGATGCTACCGCAAAAATGGAAGATTATATTTTTTCCACACCTGAAGGTGCAAGAAAGAAATCGCAAGAAATAGGATTTGACGGAGAGATACATGAATCAAAAATGGCTGATGGAAAGGTTATGTATTTTCCCGCAAAGACCGAAAAGAAGTTTATTGAATGGTATCGTAAGAATGACCCTGATGCTAAAGAAGAATTAACCGCTTTACAATATGGGAGGCCAAAAAAGAATGATGTTAGAAAAACTCCAGCCGAACCAAGCGAGCGCAGAAAAGGCTCAAAGAAAAACAAACCTGGTTCAGCCAAGAAACCTAACAAATCAATTTCATTTAGCAAGGAAACAAATGCAAGACTTCGTTCCCTTATGCAAGAACACAACAAAAAAGGTAAAGGTAGCAAGGCATCTATGGGAATGCTCAAAACCGTTTATCGTAGGGGTGCTGGTGCTTTCAGCCGTAGCCACGCACCAAATATGTCAAGAGGTGGTTGGGGAATCGCTCGTGTCAAAGCCTTCCTTTATCTCTTGCGAAACGGCAGACCTTCCAATCCAAATTACAAGCAAGACAATGACTTATTGCCTAAGTCTCACCCAAGAGCCAGCGAGGAAAACTTTGAAATGAATAATGAGGCTGGATATGAAGGTATGGATTGGATTGCAGCAGAATACAAAGGGCGAAAAGTTACTCTTAACAAACCATTCCGCACATCGGGAGGCCCAAAGAAGTTTGCAGTATATGTGCAAAACGAATCGGGCAATGTAGTCATTGTTCGCTTTGGCGACCCTAATATGGAAATAAAGCGAGATGACCCTGCAAGAAGAAAGAATTTCCGTAGCAGACATAATTGCGACACTCCAGGCCCAAAGACAAAGGCTCGTTATTGGTCTTGTAAAATGTGGGAACGCTCAAAGTCTGTAACTGACTATACCAGCGACGAAGATGAAGAAGTCAATGATGAAATTGACTTGGTATTTGCTGAATTGTGGGAACAACATGAAGAACAACCAATATGGCTTGACTTTGAAGAAGTTATTGAAGCCGATGAAGATTGTCATGATTGTGGCAGAGACTGTTGTGATGAAACAGTTGAAGCAAAGATGATTCGTAAAGATGTATTTGATAATCCAGGAGAGGCTCAAGGTCGAGCAAAAGAATTAGGTCTTGATGGTATTCATTCACATGAAGAAGATGGAAAGACTGTTTTCATGCCAGGTAAAACTCATGAAGAATACATTAAGAAGGTCGGTAAAGACATTCCTAACAAAGAAAAAGAAGTCGAAGGCTACCACCATGACGAAAAGAAAAAGAAAAAGGCTTCATATCATAAAGATACTTGTCCTCCAGGTAAAGAAATGCGAAACGGTAAGTGTGTTCGTGTTGCAGTAACTCTTGATGCTACTATGACTTACGCAGAATCAATTGTTGAGGCTAAAACAGGTAAGACTGTTGTAAAAATTAGTGGAGTTGCATTCCATGAAGGTATGAACAAAAACAATTGGTCTATTACAAGGGCTGGAGTTGATAAAATTTTACCACAAATGATTGATGCAGATGTTACTCTAAATCACCCAAAGGCTGAACAAGGTCGCTTTAAGAGAAATATGGCTGGTATTGACGAAGGCGTTGTTGGCCGAGTCACAAAAGCGTGGGTTGAAGGTAATGAAGATTCTTGGGAAGTCCACTTTGAAGCAACCGTTGAAAGAAGCGAATTGTTTGAAGTTTTGGAATCCGGACTCTGGTTTCGCTCAGAATACGGAGTTTCTATCGGTGGGACAGGAGTTCCCGACAGAATTGTTGAAGCAGAAGATGGAAAAACTCAAATGGTATTCGAGCAAGACTTCACTTTTGACCATCTCGCAATAGTCCATAAACCAGCATATCCTCGTGCAAGAATTGAAAATGCTGTTAAGACTCAAGAAGCGATAAGTGAGGAAATGCTTAAGTATAGTTCAGCACCTGAAGGGGGACATACGAAGAAGGCGAATACTATGTCTGAAGAAGTAATTGAAGAAGTTGTCGCATCTGAAACTGAAGAAGTTGATGCTGTGGCTGAAATGGAAAAAGCACTGATTCTCGCTAACTCCCGCATTGCTGAATTTGAAGCAAAAGCGGCTGAAGAAGCAGAGAATGCTCGATTGGCTCTTGTCAAGGAAGCAACTGAAATTGGACTCAAGGGTCATGAAGCACTACCAAGTGATACCATCAAAGAATTGATGGCTTCTTGGGAAGCATCTCGACCTGCTCACAAAGAAATGAAACCTGTTGAACCTGCTGCAAACGCAGTAGCAAGTGTTT